ATATCCGCGAACTAGCCAAGACTGTTGATGCCAATGAGCGTCGTGGTCGTGAACTAGATCGTGATGTTCGTACTCTTGCGAACGGTCTTGAAAAAGATGTGAATGTTCGTCTAAGAAGCGTCGAAAAGGATAATGATTCGAATCTCAAGGCTCTCGAGAAGAAAGTCGACGAGAAGATTCAGAAAGCCTGGGAAAACCCACTCGCTAAATAAGAATGTTAGAAACATTATGTCTCCGCAATGCTCAAAAGCGATACTTGGTGAGTATTGGCGGCAAGATCTTGCTCGTGACGCATAACTATAATTGGGCGAAGCGAATCGAGCAAGATATTGTTGACCGTAAACTAACTGACAAGAAATACAGAGTAGTTCTTGGGAGGCATAAATGAATCTACTAGATAATATAAAGTCGATGCTCTCTGACGGAGTCAATGGTTCGGTTTCTTCGAAGCGTGTGATCTCATTCCTAGCATTTCTTTTATGTGCTGTTGGATTTGTAGCGAATATGTTTTGGGGATTCAAGATTGATGAGTTCATTTACAACTCAATGATGTATATCGTCGTGGGTGGTTTAGGATTCACTGGTCTTGAGAAGTTTGCGCCAAAATAATGTTTGAAGAAAACATGTTTGGTGCATTCTTTTTTTACATGGTGTTTGCCATGGTTGGTGTATGTTTTGTTAAGCGTTTGATAACTTTTATTAAGAGGAAATGACAATGGGTACAGTAATTCTAGTTCTAGTATTGCTCGCAGTAATTGGTATTGTTTGGAAGCTGGTTCAAGCTCCAGATAAGAACGGCGACGGCAAAGTTGACGCTCAAGATGTCGTAATTGCTGCCAAAGAAGTTGCTGCTGATGCAAAGGCTGGCGGCGAAAAAGTCGTCGAGAAAGTTAAGAAGGCTCGCAAGAAGAAGGCAGAATAATGTATGTCTTCGGTACACTCGCTATTCCATTTATCTACTTGCTTAAATGGGTAGCGAGATTCTTTCTTGCTCTTTCAAACTTCTGCTTTGCTGCATATGAAGTAATACTTGGTGCAGCAATGTGGTTGAACGATCTCACAGAGGCTGGTGTTTGGCCAAAGGAATAAATCATGCTTATACCATTACCATATAAAATTCTTGCGGTGATGTTTGTAGTCGGTGGCGCATTTGGTGCTGGCTACAGAAAAGGCATCGCGCAAGGCGAGTTGGAAATTCAACGGGCAGCGAATGAAGCAGAAGAATTGTCGAATGCTCTGAAAAAAGAGCAAGCAATGATTCGCGAAGTCGTAAAGGTTGAGTATGTTGATCGAGTGACAAAGATTAAAGAGAAAGAGACAAAAATTGTTGAAGCAGCGGCTAAAGCAGTACCTGGTCAGTATGACCTATCGAATGGTTGGGTACATACTCATAATGCTGCAGCTTCTCCAACAATTGATTTGGATATGAACCTTGCTGCTGATGGAAGCAGTTCTTTCGTCAAAGATAATGTTGCGCTAGACACGGTTGTGAAGAATTATTCGATCTGTCTACAAAACGCGCAACAGTTGACTTCGCTTCAGAAATACTTGATCGAAGTTAACGCAAAGATTGACGAAGAAAACAAGAAGCGCGGTATTGATATCAAGTTACCATCTTTGCCATGGAAGAAGGGGTGATAATATGAAAAACCTTCTATTGATTGTTATTGCATTGATGTTGGGTGGTTGTGGTTTTTTAAGCAAGCCAATGACAAGGCTCATGCCGAAGATTGAGAAAATTGATCTTCCTGAAGAACTTATGAAGAAGCCACAAGACTTATTGATCATTGTTAAACCAGATCCACCAAAAGAAGTTGGTGATGCTGGCGTCAGCGGTAAACCTGCTGGAGAAAATGTTGTCACACCTAAAGGATAACGAAGTCGGATATTTTCGACATCTGTTCCGCTCATGGCGTTGGGCATTTATGTTGTTTGTTCATGGAATATTCCCAAATATTTGGGAAACTAAAGTGAGCGATGAGATGACAAGAGCCAGACAAAAGTTATACTGGAAGTTTGATAGCACAACAGGACAAAGATGAAACCAGTCTTGATTCTAGAGAATCAAACTCCAGACAAGTTAGGATATCTAAGAAGCTGGTTGATTCAAAACAATATAGTATTTGAAGTTTATAATGCTGAGATACATAAAGAGTTTCCCAGCAGTATAAACAACTATTCAGCATTGGCAGTTATGGGTGGAGCCATGAGTGCGAATGATCCGCTGTATACAAGTAGACAAGCGGAAGTTTTAATTCTCCAAGCAATGTATCGTGATATACCAGTGATTGGTCATTGCTTGGGTGGACAACTAATGGCAAAGGCACTTGGCGCAAAGATAGATAAGTCGCCGATGCCTGAAATTGGTTGGCAAGATATTCGTTATATGGATGATCCCATAACCAAAGAATGGTTCGGCGATAATCCAACAAACAAAGTAATGCATTGGCACTATGAGAGTTTCGAAATTCCAAACGGCGCGAAATTACTTGCGAGTAGTGACGCTTGCCCGAACCAAGCATTCAGTATTGGTAAACATTTGGCGATGCAATTTCATATTGAGATGGATTATGACAAAGTAAATTATTGGGTTTCCGAGGATGACGAACTCTGGAGAGCCGCAAGAGCTGAATACAAAACAGTACAAGAAGATCATGTAATGTTGAGTGAATCTATCCGTTATATGGAACAACATCAAAGAACTGCCGATAATATCTACAAGAAATGGTTGGATAACAGATGATTGACTTCGACGCAAGATTAGGTAAACTAGAGACTGAGGTCGCTGCAATGCGAGAGAAGGTTTCCTTCTTTACAGTCATCTACGAGAAATTCGACAAGACTCTTGATCGTCTTGACGAAAGAACAATTGAAGACAAACGCGAACTCCAAGCCATGATGGATGATCTTCGCAATGATCTTCTAGATGAACTTAAAGCCTTGCGTGAAGATATGGCGAGGCAGCATGAGATTGAGAACAAGAAGATCGAAGATCTCAATCGCTGGCGTTGGATTGTAATGGGTGGTGCAGCTGTTGTCGGTTGGATTATCTCCAAGATGTTCAAATAACTTTACTTTATAGTGACTTTGGTATACAATATGGTATGATCGAATATTATGATAACATACCAGAAAAAATTGTCAGCATAACTGAGCAGCTGATATTTTCAAAGACGATTCAGTGGTGTTTCTTAAATCAAACCGTCAATCTTGCTCATCTTGATTTCCAAAATCAAGAACATTTCTTTGGCGAATTTCAAGTTCTAGAAAGATATTCTCACAGTGCCATTTTGTATCCGTTTGGGGGTCAATCCAAATCTAAAGAGATTGATCAATCTATCTCACCAATCACAAAATACATTGCACTGGAAATTATAAAAAAACCAGTTGAGATAAAAAGAATAATGGTGAATATGCATTCTAACTATGACAAGAATGTTATTGCAGCACCCCACCAAGATTCAATAGATGCTGATGGCAACGACCTTGACAAATATCTAACTTTCTTGTATTATGTGAACGACAGCAGCGGAGATACCTTTTTCTTCGATGACAATAAAGAACTAATTAAACGAGTTTGCCCAAAAAGGGGAACTGGAGTATTATTCAACTCTAGAATTTTACACGCTGGCTCTTATCCAAAGGATGAGAATAGCCCTCGTTGCGTCATTAATTTTATGTATAAATATGTATGAGCGTATATATTGATCGCAAATTTTTGGGATTTGTTTCTAGCAAACTAGAACAATTCAAGCAAAAGAAAACCGATCTATACAACTTCAGGTGCGTGTACTGTGGAGATTCGAAGAAGAACAAACTCAAGACTCGCGGATACATCTACAGGAAGGATAATGACTACTTCTATATCTGCCACAACTGCGGCAAATCAACAACCTTCGCAAGATTTCTACAGGATGTTGATGGAACAGCGTATCGACAGTACGCGCTTGAAAGATATGCAAGCGGCGAGACGGGAAACCACAACTACAAGAAACCCAACTTCGACGAACTTAAAGGAAACGCTTTTGCAAGATTCCAGTCTGCTGGTAACGACACCAGAGGAAATCAAGAGGAATCTGGACCAGTGGCGAAAAGATGGGACTCCTTTGCACATTGTAGTGTAAAGAATCTTGAAGAAGGGCACTATGCCCGAGACTATATAAAAAAGAGGGGCATCCCAGAGAAGTATTGGAACGAAATAATTTATGTTCCCTACTTCAAGGATTTCCTCGATACAGAATTCCCAGATCACGGTAAGGAAGATATTCCTAACGACGATCGTATTGTGCTTTTCTATACAAACGAGAAAGGTGAGATTACGAATGTCGCAGGAAGAGCATTGTCCGACACCAAGATCCGTTATGTCACTGTAAAGGTGTCAGATGAGAAGAAATTGTTTGGATTGCATCGCCTCAATAAACAAAGTAGAGTCTATGTCCTTGAAGGACAGTTCGATTCTTATTTTATCGAGAATAGCGTTGCCTCTGGCGATAGTAATTTGGGCGGCGTGGCAGCAGTTTTTCCAGAACTAGATTTGGTTTTGGTTTATGATAATGAGCCAAGAAATAAAGATATTGTAAAGCAGATTGAAAAATCTATTGATAAAGGATATAATGTCTGTCTTTTCCCTGAAAGTGCAAAGGGAAAGGATGTGAATGAAATGATACAAAATGGGTTGACTCAAGATGAGATCAAAACCATTATAGATACAAATACCTTCAGTGGTTTACAAGCCAAACTGAAGTTCACGCATTGGAAAAGGTGTTAACATGTCAGACATCTCAGATCTTGGTTTAGAAATAATCATGCACCCAATCAAGAAGGTGCGTTTGCAACATCACAACGGATTTTGGTATGTAGAATATCAAAGACCAGCCAAGTATGTCATTGATGGCTTTTGGTGGTTCGATGACAGCAAGTATGCTGAATATAATGACGCATACAAGCGTGCTGTTGAACTTGCAAATCAAAAGGGCATCAAGGAAATTAAACAGAAAGAGTTACTAATCGACGTTGATCATCATTAAAGGAGTATTGTTATGTCACATGAATTGGAAGGGAAAAAAGTCCCACAAAATGTTGTCTTCAAGACACGAGTTCGCGATGAATCTGTAGGTGGCGATAACCCATATCGTTGGGAAGATGTAAAGAGCAAAGACCTATTCAAGCGCAAGCGAGTTGTTCTATTCTCGTTGCCTGGTGCATTCACACCAACTTGCTCGACTTTTCAATTGCCAGACTTTGAGAAACTCTATCCAGATTTTCAAAAGTGCGGCATCAAAGAAATCTACTGCTTGTCTGTAAATGATTCATTTGTAATGAACGCATGGGCAAAGTCGCAGAATCTTGCCAATGTTAAAGTCATTCCTGACGGCAGCGGAACCTTTACAAAGAAGATGAAGATGCTTGTCAAAAAAGATAATCTCGGCTTCGGTGTTCGCTCGTGGCGTTATGCTGCAGTTGTAAAGAATGGTGTCATCGAAAAGATGTTCGTTGAGCCAGGTTTTGAAGATAACTGTGGCACAGACCCCTACGGCGAATCTTCACCGCAAACAGTTTTGGCTTGGTTGCAAAAGAATCCGCAGTAATGGTGAAAAATGTTCTCATCGTCGGAGGAGGGACTGCTGGGTGGCTAACTGCTCTGGCGATGAGACAGTTTTTTCCACATATTAATGTAGAATTGATAGAGAGTGAAGAAATAGGAGTTTTAGGAGCTGGTGAATCTACAACAAGTTCATTTATACTATTATTGAAAGGATTAAATATTGACATCCACGATTTTGTGAAAAATACGGAATCTACTATAAAGGGCGGTATTAGATTTGATGGCTGGAACTCTCCAGATAGTTTCTATCTAAGCACATTTCACCCATGGCATCAACAATGGAACCAATTGTGTTCAACGGATGAAGTTCCAGAATATTTACTGTATTGCTATGTTAACAACATCGATGTCAATAATGTAGCATCTAATAAGATATATTTGGAAAATAGAGTTCCTATTCTAGGTAAAAGCGAGTCCATCATCAATGGTCCCGTCATCAATGGCGATGACGGTGGGTATACATTCCATATTAATGCAAAACTCACATCAAAATATCTTAGAAAAGTTGCAGAAAAGAGAGGAGTTATCAGACATGAGGGGAAGGTTGTAAAAATTAATGGGCATTATCCAATAAAAAGTGTTGAGGACGATAAAGGAAGAACACACAATGCAGATTTCTTTTTTGATTGTTCTGGTTTTGCTCGTTTGTTTCTTGGGAAACACTTTAATGTAAAATGGATAGACTATACTAAACATCTAACAGTAGATTCGACCATTCCATTTTTTCTCCCGCTCGAAGAAACATATCCAGCATATACTCATGCAATTGCTATGAAGTATGGGTGGATGTTTAGAGTTCCGACGCAAAAGAGATATGGTTCTGGTTATATTTACGACAGTAATCTCATAAGTAAAGAGGATGCAATTAAAGAAGTTCAGGAAAAACTTGGACATGAAGTTGAATTAGTTAACTTCTTCCACTTCAAGAGTGGTATTTTTGAAAAAACTAAAATAAGTAATTGCATAGGATTTGGTTTATCTTCAGGTTTTTTAGAACCTATGGCTGCAACTAATATTTCTTCTGTTTGCAGTGCCTTAATTGTCTTAAAAAGTTTATTAAGTTTTGATGCATTAGTGCACGTTCCGCGAGATGAACAACGATTTAATGCTGGGATGCGTTCCACAATAGAGTATTCTGGGATGACAGAAATCTTTTCTCATTATGTGAATAGCAGAAATGATACAGAATTTTGGAGATATTATAAAAATATTGAAAACTTCCCTCCTATCTTTAGAAAGGCATATGAAGAATGTTTCAGCGGAGAAAGATTCGAAATAAGACAATTTTCAGAGATGACTAGATTTGATGTTCATACTTTTATAACCAAGTTAATAGGTAATGAATGGTTCAGAGAAAAAGCCCTAAAATATTATGAGAAGTATAATTTAGAAAGAATATATAAACCAAAATTTATATCGTATAAGAATTATATTGATAGAGTGTGCCCCAATCTTCCTGATCATAGAACATACTTGGAGTCGTTATGAAAGTTAAATTGATTAGTTATAGTAAGCCAGTTCTTGAAGGATTGGATACGCCAACAGACCTTGTCGCTTTTTGCGCAAGAGTGTCCAATCCCTCCAACCAGATGAACAATGAAACATCTGAGAAGTTGATCAAATATTTGATCAAGCACCAGCACTGGTCACCTTTGGAAATGGCGACAATGTGTTTGGAAATTGAAACAACCAGAGACATCGCTCGCCAGATTCTTAGGCATCGTTCGTTTTCTTTTCAAGAGTTTTCGCAGCGTTACGCAGATCCAACACAAGATTTAGCATTTGAAACGCGCCAAGCACGATTGCAAGACGAAAAAAATCGTCAAAATTCTATTCCAACCAACGATGTTATGCTTCAATTTGAATGGGAAAATCGTCAAAGAGCACTCATTGAACAGGTCAAAAAAGACTATAGTTGGGCACTAAAAAACGGCATCGCGAAGGAACAAGCCAGAGCAATTTTACCAGAAGGATTGACGATGTCGCGCATGTATATGAGCGGCACGTTAAGATCATGGATTCACTATATACAACTCCGAAGCGGCAACGGCACTCAACTTGAGCATATGCAAATTGCTCGAGAATGTGCTAAAGTTATCGCTGAGGTATTTCCACTTTCAACACAATTCATCGCACAGGAGTAAATTATGAAAAAAGTTCTTAAATTTTCTGCATCTTGGTGCGGTCCATGTAAGGTTTTGTCTAAACTACTTTCTACAATTGAAACAGATGTGCAAATTGAGGAGATCGATGTTGACACCAACAGGGAACTTGCGGTAGAATACAAAGTTCGTGGCGTTCCCTTGCTAGTCATGCTTGAAGATGATGTGGAAATTCGTCGCCTTCCTGGTGTGCCAGGAACACCTGGAAAAGAATCAAAAGAAATTATTGAAAAGTTTTTAAACGGCTAAAAAAAGAATAAGGAGAAAATAAATGACGACTCGACTTCCCACGATCTATCAAGATTTCATTCACATCTCACGATATGCTCGCTACAATGATGACATTGGTCGTCGTGAAACATGGGATGAAACAGTAGATCGATATATCAACTTTTTCAAGAATAAAACAAATAACAATGCGAAGGTTCCGTGGGAAGAAGTTCGCAATGCTATTATCAACCTTGAAGTTATGCCTTCAATGCGTTGCATGATGACTGCTGGTCCTGCTTTGGAAAAAGACCAAGTTGCTGGTTACAATTGCTCTTATGTTGCCATTGATACACCAAAGTCATTCGATGAGATCATGTATATTCTCATGTGTGGCACTGGCGTTGGTTTTTCTGTTGAATCAAAGTATACCAACAAACTCCCAGAAGTACCAGAAGAATTGCACGAAACAGACACCACAGTAATGGTTGCTGACAGCAAGATTGGTTGGGCTTCAGCATATCGTGAAATCATTTCGCTTTTGTATTCTGGGAAGATTCCAAAGTGGGATGTAAGCAAAGTTCGTCCTGCAGGTGAAAGACTCAAAACCTTTGGTGGTCGTGCGAGTGGACCAGAGCCATTGGTCGATCTTTTCAATTTCACTCTCAACATCTTCAAGAAGGCGCGTGGAAGAAAAATGTCCACGCTGGAATGTCATGACATCGTATGTAAGATCGCGGATATTGTTGTTTGCGGTGGTGTTCGCCGCTCTGCTCTCATTTCTCTCACCGACCTCAACGATGATCACTTGCGTCACGCAAAGTCAGGAGAATGGTGGACACATAACGGTCAAAGAGCGTTGGCAAATATATCGGCAGTGTACGACAAACAAGTAGACATGGATACATTCATGAACGAATGGCATGCTCTATACATGTCTCGTTCAGGTGAGCGCGGAATCTTCTCGCGTGAAGCATCGAAAGCCGTTGCTGCCAAGTATGGTCGCCGTGATCCAAACCATGAGTTCGGAACAAATCCTTGCTCTGAAATCATCTTGCGTCCATTTGAATTCTGTAATCTTTCAGAAATCGTTGTTCGTGCAGAAGATGATGTTGAGTCATTGAAGCGCAAGGCTCGTTTGGCTACAATCATTGGTACATTGCAGTCAATGCTCACAGACTTCCGCTACATCAATAAAAAGTGGAAGAATAACTGTGATGAAGAAAGACTGTTGGGTGTTTCGTTGACAGGTATCTGCGACAACAAATTGCTCAACAAGCCATCACAGAAACTTGCTGATGCTCTTGATGCAGTTCGTGAGCATTGCGTTGCTGTGAATAAAGAGTTTGCTGAAGCACTCGGCATTCCTCAGTCTGCTTCGATCACTTGCGTGAAGCCATCAGGTACTGTCAGCCAGTTGGTTGATTCTGCTTCTGGCATTCACCCACGATATGCACAATACTACATTCGTCGTGTTCGTGCAGATATGAAGGATCCACTTGCTCAGTTTATGATCGACAAGGGATACAAGGCTGAAGAAGATTTCTACAGCAAGAGCAACTGGGTGTTCTCATTCCCAATGAAGGCACCAAAGAACTCTGTCACTCGTAATGACATGACTGCTATCGAACAGTTGGAACTCTGGCAGATCTATCAAGATCACTGGTGTGAGCACAAGCCATCGATCACTGTATATGTCGGTGATGATGAGTGGATGGAAGTCGGCGCATGGGTTTACAAGAACATTGATTCGCTCTCTGGCGTTTCGTTCTTGCCTCGTGACAATGGTTCTTATCGCCAAGCACCATATGAAGAAATTGATGAGGATAAATACAAAGAACTTCTATCAACTCAGAATGTCGATATCGAATGGACTGCGTTTATGGAAGAAACTGATACAACCACTTCTGCTAAAGAATTGGCATGTTCAGCAGGTGTATGTGAGATCTAATGGCATTGCTCCAACTCACTGAAATCATACCTGTAGAGACTCCGCTTGGAGATGGGTATGCAATTTTAGTTGAGTCTGGAGCACATGACATGTATTGGACAGTGGCTTTAGAAAATAAAGCACTGGTCACATTTACACAGGATAGAATTAGGATTGCAAACTCATATACTCATCGGAGAGGAATCACCGATGAGCGGATGATGATGATAGTAAAAAACCAAGGAGAAGATGTATGAAGAAGTCAATTGTTCTAGGTCTAGTTGCTCTTTCACTTGTTGCTTGTGGAACAAAGGAAGAAGTTGCTCCAGCACCAGCTGCTGAAGCCGCTGCTCCTGCTGCCGAAGCCCCAGCTGCACCTGCTCCAGAAGCAGCACCAGCTGAAGCACCAGCAGAAGCTGCAAAATAAGATATGTTGGGCTACGACTGGGGGACTGAAAAGTCCCCCAGTTTTTATATGTGTAGTATACGCAAAAATGAAATTTCTAAGAACGATCCGCAGTTTGTGGATTATCTTCCAATTTACATTCAAATACAAGGGCATACCTTATGCTCTGCGGATGCTACCACGCCAGATAAATCGACTATATAAAAAATAAGATTTATTAATCGGAGTACCAATGGCAACATCACCAACAGATGATTATGATTTTGGATTCAGTTTCGCAGACGATGATAGTTTGCCGTCAGTTCCTGCAATCCCACAGCCAAGCAATGATGAGATCGTTGCGCTCCAAGCCAAAATTGATTCGTTGTTAGATGCGCAAGAGAAAACTCTTGAGACTGCTCTGATCAAATCAATTGAAGAAAAATATAAAGCCAAATTAAAAGAAGTTGAGGGAATGATTCTTCCACTTCTCGTCAATCTAAAAAAGAATCCTGACAAGGCTTACATTCATTGGCCAAATAGAACACCAGTGATTGATAAACAGATTGAAAGAATTACATCAGTAACGAGGAGTTGAAATGCCAGATTTGAAACTAGTATGTGACAACTGCGGTTCTTCATTTGCTCTGTCATTTGAAGACGACGAAGTAAGTTACTCACCAAGCCACTGCCCATTCTGCGGCGACTTTTATGATAACGAGAACGAAGAACTAGACTTCAACGATGATGAAGATTCGTTCCTTGATGAAGAAGCAGATTTGGGTACTGAAGACGATTACGAAGAATGATTTATGTCGGCATCGACTATTCGCTGACTTCTCCTTGCGTCTGTGTTAGTCGAGACAAGACATTCTCAAACTCATTTTTCTATTTTCTAAACGATCGTAAAACCGTACAGGGCAAATGCCACAATATTCTTGGCGATGAGCACGGAGAATACTTGACCGATCAAGAGCGATATGAGAATATCGCTGGATGGGTTTTAGGAATTCTGGCAGACTTCAAGAAAGAAGAAGTTACGATTCTAATCGAAGACTATTCTTTCGGTTCAAAAGGCAAAGTGTTCAATCTTGCAGAAAACTGTGGCTTGCTCAAGTATATGCTCTACAAGAATGGATATAAGTTCTTTACAGTGCCTCCAACTGTTGTGAAGAAATTTGCAACAGGAAAGGGTAACGCTACAAAAGAAAAGATGTACGAAGCGTTTGTAAAGGATACTTTTGTTGATTTGCATAGTATAATAAGTCCTACAACTAAACTTGGTTCACCGACAACTGATATTGTCGATGCATGGTATATTGCGCGCTATATGATTGATAAGACTGAAACAAAGGAAAATGTATGACGCCAAATTTTATCCACATGTGGAAAAAAGGAATACCAGATGAAGTTTGTGATCAAGTGATTGAAATTTTTGAGGATGTAGTACAAAAAAATCCACACATAGTTACAGATAGAAAATTATATAATAAATCTACAAATATGCAGCGAGATGATATTGCAATATCATTAAATGATTCACCTGTTGTGACAGATAAGATTTATCCCAATAAAAAACAAATTTGTAATTTGATTTACGACCAAATATGGAAATGTTATAAACAATACATAACTGAATATGGTCAGTTGACTCACCATGGACACTATTCTAGTAGTTTGAAGGTACAAAAGACAATGCCGTATGGTGGATTTCATACTTGGCATTATGAACAGGATGGACCAGGAAATTCAATTCGCGAATTGGTTTGGACAGTTTATTTAAATACCATGCCACCAAATGAAGCTGAAACTGAATTCTTATATCAAGCAGTGAAAATCCAACCCCAAAGGGGGGCAATCTGCATATTTCCAGCAGCAATGACTCATGTGCATCGAGGATTAACTGTGTATACGCAGCCGAAATATATAATAACAGGTTGGTTCTTAAGAACAGATAAAGAACCAATACATGTGAACAGCAAACAATTATCGTTTAATTTTTAGGAAATTATATGCCAAAAAAAGTATGTCTGGTGACTGGTGGAGCAGGTTTTGTTGGTAGTCATCTTTGTGAATCATTATTGAATCGTGGGCACAAAGTAATTGCTGTCGATAACTATTATACAGGCTCAAAGAAAAATATTGAGCATATGCTCGACGATGAGAATTTTTCTTTTTATAATATGGATGTGACTTCGAAGTTGTTTACAAACACCTTCAGCACAGTACTGATTGATTACATTTTCAATCTAGCATGTCCTGCATCACCAGTTCATTATCAAAAAGAACCAATCTACACTATGATGACCAGCATTCTTGGTGCAAAGAATTGCTTGGATGTGGCAAAGGCAGTACAGGCTCGTGTTGTTCAGGCATCTACTTCTGAAGTGTATGGTGATCCAGAAGTGCATCCTCAACCAGAAAGTTATAATGGGAATGTAAATACAACTGGACCGCGTGCTTGTTATGATGAAGGCAAACGAGCAGCAGAAACATTATTCTTTGATTACAAAAGAAAATATGATTTGAACATCGGCGTGTTTCGTATTTTCAACACATACGGTCCACGCATGGCGAAGAATGACGGTCGAGTGGTTTCAAATTTTATTGTAAATGCATTGGCTGATGGACCGTTAGAGATTCATGGTGCTGGATTGCAAACAAGATCATTCTGTTATGTTGACGATTTGGTGGAAGGCATTATTAAATTTGCTTTCTCAAATGAAACAGGACCGATGAATCTTGGAAATCCAGGAGAGTTTACTATTGCTGAATTGGCGAGTA